GTTTTAAAGGACCAACCCAAGAAGACCCAGCACCAACTCAACAACGAGGCCATGGCCAGGTCCATTGGACTAATACCGCACGAAGACAACTACCAAAGCAACGAAGGAATCATCTATGACGCAGAACCAATTACCCCGCGCCTGGGTTGAAAAGATTTTTACCAGACTCCAAGGCGTTTACGGCCGAGAGTTTCTTGGCCAGTACGGAACAGGCATGGTCAACGGTGTGGACCCAGGCATTGAGAACGCCAAGCAGGTTTGGGCTGAAGAGCTTGCAGGATTTATTCGTTGGCCAGATGCCATTGCCTATGCCTTGGAGCACCTGCCAGAGCGCACGCCCAACGCCATCAAGTTTCGTGAGTTGTGCAGGATGTCACCCCGCAAAGAAAACAAGCCGCTTGAGCTTGAGCACAAACTCACCGAAGAGCAGATGGCAGCGAACAAGAAGCGCGTTTCCGAGATGCTGAAAGGCCTGCGCAAAAACATGACCATGAAGGGAGCCGTCAAATGATCCGTTTGATTGTGTTTGTCATTATCATGTTTTACGCATACTGGCTTGTTGGAACCTACGACTTTGAAGAAGAAGAGCGCCAAGAGACGGAATACTGTTTTATGACTAAGTTGTACAAAAACACTTATGGCCGAGAAGGTTGGCCAGAATATCGCAAAGGGGAAATATTCTGTGGCTACAAATAAAAAACCCAGCAAAAAATACAAGCCCAAACCAGTGCTTGTATTGCCCAAAGTGTTCCGTCAAACTATTGATGCAGACAATTTGCTCAAGATGATCCCGCATCAAGAGCTGGCCAGATTGCGCGATGGCACTGCAGACGAGGGCACATGGCACACACTGGTATGCCGGCTTGATTGGGGCAGTTTCATGTCCACTGATCACTTTGACAACATCGATGTCAACGATTCGATCCAGGCAGCGCTTGTCAGCATGCGATCAATCAAAGCGCGCTTTTATCGCTTGAACAAATGGGGTGTAAATGCTGAAGAATTTGCAAGCATTGGCGACGCATTGAATTTGGTGGATGACATGCAGAGCCAGACCACCAGGCGCGAGCAAGATGCCAGCTTTGACGCAATGATGAAACTTAACACGCAATTATTGAAAGATTTCAAATGAAATTTGCAAAGACATTTGACAGCAAACGCTACGGCCAGATTGTTGTCATCGAAAAACAAGACAAAGAAGGCGCGCCGGAGATCCGATTCTTTTTTAAACCAGAAAACTTTGGCGTTTGCGATTTTGGCATTGGCTTTGAAACCGATGGAGCAGAAAACCGCATGCACCAAGCCTTTGAATCGATCACACCACAAGAAGCCACCGAGCTTGTTGATGGCTACATGAAACACATGCAAGACATGGCCCAGGCCCAACACTGACATGAGGTGCGAAGGATGTACACGCGAGGAAACGATCAACCTGGTCGATGGACGAAAGGTCTGCAACTATTGTCCCGCATGGCTTATCGAATGCGAAGCAAGATATTTGCTTGGATTGCCATTGCACAAGCGCAGAGAGCAGTTGGAAGAAAGATCAAAAAAGCGAGGCGAGGCCTCAATTAATAAACTCAAAGACATCATGTCTCAAATTTTTACAAGGAGCAAAAAATGACCTTATGGCGTAAACGAACAATCATTGAGACGGCGAGAGAGGCTGGATTACAAGAGCACATTGTTTTTAGTAAAGCACTTGAAGCATTTGCCGAGCTTGTCCGTGAAAACGCTTTGGCAGAGCCGGGGCAAGAACGCAACTTCTGCCCACGTTGCGGCAAACGGACACAAGACATCCACACTTGCACACCACCAAAGGAGCACACATGACTAAAAACGAACCAAACATTATTTTTCTCGGAGGCGCAAGCAAAGAGGCTATGCGGATTGATAAAAATGGTGTAACGGTCAATCCAGATTTACCTATTGACGAAGCAGCACAGTATGTTATCAGTGCGTTAAATGAACACATCAATATGCTTGTGCTGGCAGAGCGCGAGGCTTGTGCAAATGTGTGTGATGACTTGTACCGTGCTTGGATTTTGGAAGAAGCTGAAGATGAAATTGAGCCACCAGACGCACTTGATTGCAAAATGGTTATTCTAGCAAGGGGACAAGCATGATTAAGTTGCGATTACCAAAACCTGCCGCCACTAATGTTGTTAGCCGTCATCTTTATTTGGGTAGCGTTTACACAAAAGAACAGATGCGAGCATTTACTGAAAAGGCGGTCAAGGCCGAGCGCGAGGCGTCACAGCGCAAGCCGCTGACGCCGGCCGAATTAAACGCCTTGTTCTCAAATCATCCAGACACGCCACATGACGTGAACGCGCAGGAATTTTGCAGAGTCGCCATGATTATTGAAGCCGCCCACGGCATAAAGGAAAACACATGAGCGAACAAAAATGCCCACCATGCATTGGCGATTGCAACCAAGGACGGGAATGCCCAGCCAGGAAGAAAGCCACAGCTATCCTTGATCGGGCCAAAGAAGGTCAGCCCGTTTCCATGTACGAAGTCAACTGGGCTTTAAATATGACAAATGACCTTGTTGTGCAAAATGCAACACTCAGGCAAAATTAACTTGTTTCAACCATTTTTTACCTGGAGATCAAAATGCCAAGCAAAAACAAAAAACCACCAAAGCCACCAAAATATTAAGGACGGCCATGCCATACACAGCCAAACAGCATCGGCTTTTTGAAGCCGCGGCTCACGACTCAAAGGTTGCCAAGGCTCACGGGATGAGCCAAGCAGACGCTTCAAAAATGGCCAGTGAAGGAGTGAAAAAGAAAACACCCTGGCACGCCATGCTTAAAAAGAAAAAATGACCGTCAAGAAAGTTGTCGCCGTCAACGAAAATGGCTATCGCATTGGGTCTTCCCACCACAATGCAAGAATCCCTGACGATATCATCGACAAGATCCGCGACTTACACGAAGATGAAGCAATTGGCTATCGCAGACTGGCCAAGATGTTCAACCTAACCAGGAGCTGCGTCCAGAAAATATGCAACTATGAGCGCCGAGCACAAACCCCAGACAAGTGGAAAACCATCCGTGAAAAAGCCAGCGACTGAGCCCAAAAAAATTGGCCGCCCTCCCGAGCCAGTTCCTCAAAACAAAGCCGATGAAATTATTTCGTGGATTTCACTGGGAAAAACTTTGCGTGAATGGTGCAGGAATAACGACATCCATTACTCGACCGTGTACCTTTGGATGGAGAAGGACAAAGATTTCGCTCAACGCTTCGCGCATGCGCGTGACATCGGTCATGACTGCATTGCCGACGAGACCCTCGAGATCATCGACAGCCCACCGCCCAACGACATGAACGGCAAGACCGACGCCGGGTATGTGACTTGGGCCAGGAACCGGGCAGAACAACGCATGAAGCTGTTGGCCAAGTGGAACCCAAAGAAGTACGGCGACAAGATGGGTGTGGAGCACAGCGGGGCCATGAGCCTGGTGGTGGCCACTGGAGTGCCGGATGGCGAATGAGGTCATCAGACTAGATTACCGCCCCCGCGATTGGCAGAAGGAATGCCACCGCAAAAAGAAGCGCTTTACCGTGCTGGCCCTGCATCGCCGAGCAGGCAAGACCGAACTGGCTTTGATGGAAATCATTGACAAGGCCATGAAGTTCAGCCAAGACTTGGGCTTATTCTTTTACATTGCCCCGTTTCTCAAGCAAGCCAAGGCCATTGCATGGGCCCGGCTTAAGCAGAAAATCGAGCCCTTGCGCATCCAGGCTGCCGTCGAGATCAACGAGTCCGAGCTTTCAGTTCGGTTTAAGCACAACGGTTGCATGATCCGCATCTTTGGTGGTGACAACCCCGATGCCATGCGAGGCGTGCGCTTGGATGGTGTGGTGATTGACGAGGTCGCGCAGATCAAGCCCGAGGTGTGGAACGACATTATCCAGCCTGCGCTGTCCGACCGTATGGGCTGGGCCATGTTCATCGGCACGCCCTCCGGCATCAACCTGTTCAGCGAGATCTACTACCGGGCCGATGCGTTGCCAGATTGGCATGCCGCCAAATACACGGTCTATGACACCAACGCCATCAACCCCGACGAGGTCCAACGCTTGAAGCGTGACATGGCCGAAACGTCGTTCTCGCGTGAGTACCTATGCGATTTCTCCGCGGCCGGCGACGACCAGCTTATCAGTCTGTCCGAAGCCGAGGAGGCCAGCAAGCGCACCTACACCGACAAAGATGTGGTAGGCGCTCCAAAGATCCTGGGCGTCGATCCCGCTCGATTTGGCGACGACCGCAGCGTCATCTTTAAACGCCAGGGTCTGCAGTCCTTTGATCCCCTGGTTTACCGAGGCTTGGACAACATGGACCTGGCCGCCAGGGTGGCCGCCGTGATTGAGCAATGGGAGCCCGATGCCGTGTTCATTGATGCCGGCGCCGGGGCTGGGGTGATCGACCGTCTGCGTCAACTTGACTACGACGTCGTGGAGGTGCCTTTCGGCGGCAAGGCTACCCAGGCCCACCTGTTTGTCAATCGGCGCGCTGAGATGTGGTTCGAGATGGCTGACTGGATCAAACAGGGCGGCGCCATTCCCAACGACGTCAGCCTCAAGCAGGAGCTGGCCACACCGGTGTATTGGTACGACGCCGCCGGCCGAAAGATGCTCGAACCCAAGGACGAGATCAAGAAGCGCTTGCAAGGTGGCGGCAGCCCAGACATGGCCGACGCCCTGGCCTTGACCTTTGCTTACCCCGTGCGCAAGCGCACACCCAAGGACATCTACTCCAGGATGGTCAAGAACGCAGTCAAGAAGGATCACGACCCCTATGCAACCATGTGATCCGGTACCCGTATGCCCACATCAACCAACTAGATTGACACCATGACCGTGATCCGTGAATCGACAGTCGACGAAGTGCTGACAGATGTCGGCGAGCTTTTCTCTGACCATTGGGATGAGGTCGCTCTCAACAAGCGGCTCATGGTTTTGAAGCCCGATATTGATCGATACAAAGCAATGGAGGCCAGTGGGTTGACGATGATCTTGGCTGCCTATGATGGCGGCCAGTTGATTGGATACTCGGTCAATTTCATTATGAAGCACCTACACTACGCAGACCTAGTGATTGCCAATAATGACCTGTTGTTCCTGGCCAAAGAGCGGCGCGCCGGTCGATTGGGGATTCAGCTCATTCGGGAAACCGAGCGAGTGGCAAAGGAAAAAGGTGCCACACTTATGCTGTGGCATGCAAAGAAGAATACCCCGCTGGCCGGCGTGATGCCTCGGATGGGGTATGGAGTGCAGGACATCATATTCAGCAAGGAGATTTGATATGGGCGTGACAGCAGCAATTGCAGCAGTGGGAGCTCTGGGTTATTCGGTGTATTCAGGCGAACGAAGCGCCAGCATGCAATCAGAAGCTCTGGGCAAACAAGAGGCGGCACAGAAACAAGCCACCGACAAAGCCAACCAGCAGACCAGGTTGAGTGAGCAGGCACAGAATGCAGCCAACCGCAAACAACCTGACGCAGCCAGCATCTTGTCGGCAGCAACTCAGTCAGCTCAAGGTGGCGGCGGTGCAGGCACAATGCTGACCGGGCCGACAGGCGTCGATCCAAACGCCTTGGCATTGGGCAAGAACACACTTTTGGGCGGTTAAACATGAGTCAATTTACCAGCGACGCATCCTCGTACGAGAACGCTCCAACACGCGACAAACTGTACACGCGCTGGGGGCAGCTCAAAACTGAGCGTGCATCCTGGTGGGCGCACTGGCAGGAGCTGACGACTTACATCCTGCCGCGCAATGGCCGCTACTTCCGACAGGATCGAGACAAAGGCTGGCGCCGGCACAACAACATCTACGACAACACCGGCACGCGAGCTCTTCGCACGCTGGGTGCTGGCATGATGGCCGGCGCTACATCACCGGCACGCCCATGGTTCCGCTTGGGCACAGCAGATCCAGATCTGAACAGCTACCAACCCGTTAAACTGTGGCTCGATGATGTGACCAAGCGCATGCAGACAGTGTTTCAGCGCAGCAATACCTATCGTTCGCTGCATGGCATGTACGAAGAGCTGGGCTGCTTTGGCACTGCCAGTTCGATCATCCTGCCCGACCACATGAACGTGGTGCACCACTACCCAGTGACCACCGGCGAATACTGCATTGCGCAGGACTACCAGGGCCGCGTCTGCACCATGTACCGCGAGTTTGAAAAGACCGTAGGCGAGATCGTCAAAGAGTTTGGCTACAAGAATTGCTCGAACACTGTGCAGTCCATGTACAACAATGGAAACTTGGACAAATGGATTCCAATCATCCATGCCATTGAGCCGCGCGCTGATCGAGACATTCGCAAGAAAGACTCACTCAACATGCCATGGGCCAGCTACTATTTTGAGGTCGGTGGCGACCCCAACAAGTTCTTGCGTCAAGGCGGCTTCAAGCAGTTCCCTGCCGTCGTGCCGCGTTGGTCTGTGACCGGTGGTGACATCTACGGCAACAGCCCAGGTATGGAAGTGCTGGGCGACATCAAGCAGCTCCAGCATGAGCAGCTCCGCAAGGCCCAGGCCATTGACTATCAGACCAAGCCGCCTTTGCAGGCGCCAACATCCATGAAGAACCGCGATGTGGAGATGCTGCCTGGTGGCGTCACGTTCTACGACGGCCAGACCGCGGGCATCAAGACAGCCTTTGAGGTCAACCTGGATCTGAACGCGCTGCTGATGGACATCCAAGACGTTCGCGAGCGGGTGCGTGGCGGCTTCTATGCTGACCTGTTCCTGATGCTGGCCAACGCCACAGACACCAGGATGACAGCGACCGAGGTGGCCGAGCGCCACGAAGAGAAACTGCTGATGTTGGGCCCAGTGCTAGAGCGCTTACACAATGAGCTGCTCGACCCTTTGATCGACATCACTTTTACCCGCATGCTTGAGGCCGGCATCATTCCGCCTGCGCCTCCAGAGCTGCAAGGCATGGACCTGAACGTCGATTTCATCTCGATGCTGGCCCAAGCCCAACGCGCCATTGGCGTCAACGGCATCGACCGCTTTGTGGGCAACCTTGGCCAGGTCGCATCGTTCAAGCCTGATGTGCTGGACAAGTTCAATTCCGACGAGTGGGTCGACAGCTACAGTGACATGCTGGGCGTGGACCCCAAGCTCATCGTGGCATCAGACCAGGTCGCAATCATCCGCGACTCGCGCGCCAAGGCGCAGGCAGCACAGGCGCAGGCCGAGGCAATGAAGGTGCAGAGCGAGACAGCCCGCAACTTTGCCTCTGCCCCCACCGGTGGCCAACCAAACGCATTGATGGACATCATGAATCAGTTTTCTGGCTACGGCTCACCTTCACCAATGCAAGTTTAAGGAGATCACAAAATGGCTACAGCACCAAACAAAGGAACCCTGCTTTATGGAAACATGGACAAGGGTTCAAGTGACGCATCAGGCGCCACAGAATTCATCAGCAAGATGCTGACCGCAGTTGATACGCTGCACAAAGTCCATTTAATGACGACAGGCCCAGGCAGCTTTGCTGCGCATGAAGCCTTGGGTGACACCTACAGCGAGCTGGAAGATGGTTTGGATGGCCTGGCAGAAAGCTGGATGGGTTGCACTATGCAAGCAGTCGCATTTGATGGCGTTGATACCTCGACCTATTCGGTTGAAGCTCGCCGAATCTATGACTACATCGAGACCAACCGAGCCATGATGGGCCCAGAGTCACACATCCAAAACTTGATCGATGACATCCTCGATAAACTGGCACGCAACTTGTTCAAGCTCGACCGCTTGGCTTAAGGAAAATATCATGAGCTTAGTCAACATGAAAATGTCGTCCGAAGAGCGTGGCGAATACGGTTCAGACGCGGCCAAGATGGCCGAGCCTGCTTACCCTTACGGCCTATGCATCGATCTCGATGATGGCTCAATGGAGAAGCTGGGCATCACTGCATTACCGAAGGTGGGCACCGAGATGATGATCACCGCCAAGGTGGTCGTGAAGTCGGTCAGCTCCAATCAGTACGAGGGCAGCGATGCTGAGTCGCGCATGAGCCTCCAGATTACCGACATGGATGTTGGCCAGACTGAGAACGCACAGAACGACAACAGGGCAAACAAGCTCTATGGCAACACCAACGGCACAACCGAAGGCAGGGCCATCAACAACTTGCAAAGCACAATGCTTGGTGCGAGCAACTAATGATCTATCCAGTCCATTGGCCATCCATCACTGAGATGGGTCGAACAGAATCCTGGGAGATGAATGTTGCCCGTGGATTGGTTAAAAACCATACTAGTTTGAATATTTCTGGGTATCAAGGAGACATTGGAAATGCGTTTATTCCTATTTGGGAAAACAATACAGCTTATGTTTATCCATCCAATGGCACGATGCTGTTGTGGAGCTCGAGTGCACTTGATGTCAATGTTTTAATTCAAATAAATGGTCTTGATGCCTCTTACAACCAAATCAGTGAAGAACTATTGCTGACCAATGGCGCAACTGGAATTACAACAGTCAATAACTACAATAGAATTCAAAGCATTTCAGTGATTGATGGAGTCAATCCTGTGGGAATAATCAGACTTGGTAATGCAGCAAAAACTCAAATTTATGCTCAAATAAATGCGGGTTGCGGAACCAGTGCAATGACAATTTACACGGTTCCTGCTGGTCATACTTTTTATCTTCAAAAAGTAAATGCATACAGCAACCAGGGAAATAATCAGCTTACAAATTTTCGGTCATACACCGTAAATTCATCTGGAATTATTCGGGCCATATTGCAAGTTCCATTTATCAATTCATACATTTCAGAAAAAAGCATCCCGCGTGGCTACGCTGAAAAAACAGATTGTCAATGGCAATGCAATTCAAGTAAATCATCTGAAGTCGGTATTCAGATTGAAGGCATTTTGGTGAAAAACGACACCCCATGAGGGTACCCGTATCAATATGTGCCATGAGTAAATTGGCCAAATGAGTAAAGAATTTGATCCCCTCGACATGAGAGGCCAGGACCGCGACAAGGAAGAAAAATCCTTGCGCAACAAACTGGACTATCAGAATGAGGAAGCCGATCTCAAGTGGCTCATGAACAGCAAGCGGGGGCGTCGTGTAGTTTGGCGTCTTCTGGAACAGTCGGGTGTGTTCCGGCTATCGTTCAACACCAACGCGATGTCTATGGCATTTGCGGAAGGTAACAGGAACTTTGGCAATCGCACACTTTCGATGATCCACTCGCTCTGTCCAGAGCTTTATGCAACGATGGTAAAGGAACAAACAAATGAGCGAATCGCTGATGACGGACACAGCCACAACGACCACTGAAGGCACGGACGCATCGCAAGCTCCAGGCAACAACTCGGCGACGGCCGATGCGTTGTATGGAGATAAGCAGCAAGCACCCGAAGGACAGACACAGCAAGCCCAGGATGGCGCCCCTGCTGATGGCAAGACTGAAGGCGACGCAGGCAAGCCGCAAGGCGCACCTGAAAAGTACGAGTTTAAAGCCCCAGAGGGTAAGAACTACGACACCGAGACAATGTCAAATTTCTCGGAGATCGCCAAAGAATTGAATCTGTCTCAGGATGCTGCGCAGAAATTGTTGGACAAGATGGCCCCGACTATCGCGGAACGTCAAATCCAACAGGTTGAGGCAATCCGCAATGAGTGGGCCCAGGCCGCTCAAACGGACAAGGAATTCGGGGGCGATAAGCTCAACGAAAACTTGGTCGTCGCGAAGAAAGCTCTTGACTCATTCGGTACACCGGAGCTGCGCGCGCTGTTAAATGAGTCTGGTCTGGGCAACAACCCCGAAGTGATTCGGTTCATGTTCAGAGCAGGCAAGGCAATTAGTGAAGAGACTTTCGTGGGGAACTCAAATGGCGCAGGGAATAAAAGCCCTGGTCCACAAGACTTCAACGCAAAAGCCAACGCACTGTATTCAAATCAGCAATCTTAAAACGGAGTTAAAAAATGGCTACTCTTGCTACCACAAACCTGACCTTGGCCGACTGGGCCAAACGCACCGATCCAGATGGTCGCATTCCAATCATCGCTGAATTGCTTTCGCAATCCAACGAAGTCCTGGAAGACGCGGTCTTCAAAGAAGGTAACCTGCCAACTGGCGAACGAGTCGTTGTGCGCACCGGCTTGCCCGCTGTGTACTGGCGTGCTCTGAACCAGGGTATCCCTTCCAGCAAATCGACTACCGCACAGGTGGACGAAGCCGCTGGTATCTTGGAAGCCCGCTCTGAAGTGGACAAAGACTTGGCCATGCTGAACGGCAACACCGCTCAGTTCCGCTTGTCTGAAGACACTGCGTTCTTGGAAGCCATGAACCAGACCCAGGCCACCACACTGTTCTACGGCAACCCTGGTACTGACCCCAAGCAATTTTTGGGTATCGCACCTCGCTACTCCAGCTTGTCTGCAACCAACGCACAGAACATTCTGTCTGCTGGTGGCTCTGGCTCGGACAACACCTCTGTGTACCTGATCGTTTGGGGTGACCAAACTTGCTACTGCCACTTCCCCAAGGGCAGCAAAGCAGGCTTGATCCACGAAGATTTGGGCGAGCAAACCGTGTACAACAGCGACGGCACCCGTCTGCAAGCGTACGCAACACGCTACCAGTGGAAGAATGGCTTGGTCGTAAAAGACTGGCGCTATGTCGTTCGCATCTGCAACATCGATGTGTCTGACTTGATCGGCCAAACTGGCACTCAAGCATCCACCGCTGCCACCAACATCGTTAAGTTGATGGCTCGTTCGCTGTACCGTATCCCCAACATGGCTATGGGCCGCGCAGCGTTCTACATGAACCGTACCGTGCACTCTGGCTTGAGCATCGCTGCTCTGGACAAGTCGCAATACGTCTTGAAGATCAATGAAGGCCTCTCGCAATTCGGTACACCGTATAGCTGGTTGTCTTTCTTGGGCGTTCCATTGCGTCGCGTTGATGCCATCATCAATGCCGAAGCAGTCGTGTCCTAATCGGTCAACCAACATTGAAAGGAATTGAACCATGATCACCGATAAACTCCTCCGCGTTTCGACCGACCAAGCACTGACTACCACTGCCGTATCGACCGACACAATCGACTTGTCCATCGCCCGCGATATGGGTGAAGGCGATAGCTTGTACATGAACTTTGCCGTGACTGCTGCTTTGACTGGCGGCACATCGGTCAAGTTTGAAGTCATCAGCTCTGCTGCCGCCAACTTGGGTACGCCTACTGTGATCGGCAGCACTGATGCCATCGTGACGGCTGACCTGGTTGCAGGCAAGAACGTCGCTGTGCGTATCAACCCGCAGATCGCTTCTAAAGGCCAGCGTTACCTGGGAGCCCGCTACACAATTTCTGGCACCTACAGTGCTGGTACTGTGACTGCTGACGTAGTGACCAACATCCAAGACGGTCAAAAGTTCTACGCCTCTGGCTTCACTGTGGTCTGATAAGGAAAACTCATGGCTAAAGTACGCGCTAAAACCATCTGTTTCGTCGACAACGGTCTTCGCACCGAAGGCGTCGAGTTTGACTACGTCGGTCCTCACAACACAAACCTGGAATACCTTGATGGTGAGCCAGAGGATGAGGAAAAACCTGCCGCCAAAAGCGCCACCAAAAAGTGGATGCCCAAAGCCAAGCAGACCGCCGAGTTTGCTGGTGCAGGCGCGGACTGAAGCTCTGTGTAGTCCGATAGGTCGGATACCATAGTCAAAGGGGCCGCTGGGAAACCACGGCCCCTTTTTTACATTAGGAGGCCTCAATGGCAAGCGAAGTCGATATTTGTAATTTGGCACTTAGCCACTTGGGCGACAATGCCACGGTGTCAAGTATTCATCCGCCAGAAGGATCTGCTCAGTCAGAGCATTGCGCTCGGTTCTACCCGATCGCCCGTGATTCGCTGCTCGAGATGGGTTACTGGAATTTCACAGCTCGCCGTGCAAAGCTGGCGCAGCTCACAATGAATTGGCCAGAATGGAAATACGCCTATGCGCTGCCATCTGATGCGCTCAACATTGTGTCCGTGCTGCCTGAAGATTCGGCCGATGATTACAGCACTCGCTTTGTCCCAACAGATACCCCATACTGGTCGCACAACTACAGCCCAGTGATTGCAGCAGGTCGCTATGCGCCGCAGCCATTCACCATTGAAACGCAGCCAGACGGCACTGCGATTTTGTTTACAAATACAGAAAACGCTGTGCTGCGGTACAACGCCTATGTGACAGACAGCACCCAGTTCTCTCCGCTGTTTGTAATGACCTTGTCTTGGCACTTGGCATCGATGCTTGCCGGGCCCATCATCAAGGGCGCAGAAGGGGCAGCAGAGGCCAAGCGTTGCATTCAAATGATGACCGGCTACCAGTCACAGGCCGAAATGTCTGATGCCAATCAGCGCAAGACCACAGTTGAGCACATCGTTTCCTGGACCGCCGGAAGATAAGCATGGCACAAACCCGCACTTTTAATCGATCCTTTGCTGGTGGCGAAATGTCGCCAGAGATGTTTGGCCGCGTCGATGATGTGAAGTTCCAGACCGGCGCAGCTCAGATGCGCAACTTCATTGCCACACCGCAAGGCCCGGCAGAGAACCGAGCTGGCTTTGCCTTTGTGCATGAAGTCAAGGACAGCACCAAACGCACCAGGGTGATCCCATTCACTTATTCGACCACACAGACCATGGTGATCGAGCTGGGCGCAGGGTACTTTCGGTTTCATACACAGGGCACAACGCTGTTGTCCAGTGGCTCACCTTATGAGGTATCGAACCCATACGCCGAAGCCGATCTGTTTGACATCCATTATGTGCAGTCGGCCGACGTTCTGACATTGGTGCATCCAGGGTACGCACCGCGCGAGCTGCGCCGGGTAGGAGCCACCAACTGGGTGCTGTCGACAATCAGCTTCACACCATTGGTCACACCTCCCACAAGCGTCACTGTGACGCCCAGCGCAGGCTTCAGCATTGACATTGCAGCCATCACGCAGGCCAACCCCATGGTGGTCACCACCGTGTCCAAGCACAACCTCACATCCAATGATTCGGTCTACGTCAAAAGCGTTGGCGGCATGACTCAGTTTTTCGATGGGTTTTATGTCGTTGAATCAAAACCAACCGACACGACGCTGATCTTGAAAAATTACAACGGCGGCGCAATAATTGACTCGACAGCATGGTCTGCATTTACCAGTGGCGGAAAGATTCAATACGGCAACAAGATCTACGACATCGACAACTACTACGTCATCACCAGCGTGGCCGTCAATGGCATTGATGAATCAAACGCATCGTCTTCTGGCAACGCTATCAATAACTTGTATGTCACCGGCAGTTACAACACCATCACTTGGCCGGCAGTCACTGGCGCCCTGCGCTACAACATTTACAAACGCCAGTCTGGACTATACGGCTACATTGGCCAAACGCAGACCACATCGTTTGTGGACAACAACTTGGCTCCAGACATGGGCATCACGCCGCCCATTTTTGAAACAGTCTTTGGGTCCACCGGCAACTACCCTGGCGCCGTGTCCTATGCCGAGCAGCGCCGAACCTTTGCCGGCACAACCCTTGAGCCGCAGACCATGTGGATGACCAGGTCGGGCACAGAGTCGGACATGAGCTACTCGCTGCCCATCAAGGACAACGACCGCATCAAGTTTCGCGTGGCCGCGCGCGAGGCCAACACCATCCGGCACATTGTCCCTTTGACTCAGTTGCTGTTGCTGACAAGCTCTGCTGAATGGCGCGTGAGCCCGCTCAACTCGGACGCACTTACACCCAGCACAGTGTCAGTCAAGCCTCAGTCCTACATTGGCGCCAGCAATGTGCAGCCATCGATTATCAACAACAGCTTGGTGTACTGCGCAGCCCGCGGCGGCCATGTGCGCGAGCTGGGTTATTCATGGCAATCAAACGGCTTTATTACCGGCGACCTTTCAATTCGAGCAGCTCACCTGTTTGACAGCTTGAGCATTGTGGACATGTGCTACAGCAAGGCCCCTCGGCCGCTGCTGTGGTTTGTCTCAAGCAATGGCGTGCTGCTGGGCTTGACCTATGTTCCGGATCAACAGATCGGCGCCTGGCATCAGCATGACACCGATGGAGTATTCGAGAGCTGCACCACCGTGGCCGAAGGCGAGATCGATGCACTCTACGTCGTGGTCAAGCGCACAGTCAATGGCAGCACAGTGCGTTACGTCGAGCGCATGGCATCGCGCACAATCACAAATCTGCAGAACTGCTTCTTTGTTGACTCTGGCGCCACCTACAACGGGACCAACACCAGCGCCGTCACCATGACTTTGTCAGGCGGCACTGCCTGGACGCCGGCCGAAACCCTGACGATCATTAGCTCGACAGCGCAGTTTGTCTACCCAGGCACGACCGACATCAACGACGCCATCGTCTTGACGGCCACAGACGGCACTCAGGTGCGCTGCAGGATAGTGGGCACTACGTCCACCACCGTGGCCCAGGTGCGACCAGACAAGACCGTTCCAGCAAGCCTGAGAGCCACGGCCACCACAGCCTGGTCCTTTGCGCGCAACAGCGTGAGCAACATCACCTGGTTGGAAGGCAAGACCGTGTCCATTCTGGTCGACGGTGCAGTGCACCCGCAACGAGTCGTCACCGGTGGCACGATCACGTTGGAAAGAGCCGGCACGATCATCACCTTTGGTTTGCAATACAACTCAGACCTGCAGACCCTGCCGCTGGCAGTCAACATCGATGGCTTTGGCCAGGGCCGGGCAAAGAACGTGAACAAGGCCTGGCTGCGCGTGTTCCAATCGTCAGGCATCTTTATCGGGCCAGACGTCAACAGCCTGGTGGAAGCTAAGCAGCGCACGACCGAGCCCTACGGCAGCCCACCCTCACTGAAGGACGCAGAGATCCAAGTGGTTCTCAGTCCAACATGGGGGCAGTCTGGCCAGATCTACATCAGGCAACAAGACCCCTTGCCGCTTACCCTGGTCGGGTTGACGCTTGAAGTGTCTATAGGCTCCTAAAGGTACCCGTAAACACGCATCACAGAATTAAGGTAGCTTCATGAATATGAAAATCATGGAGCTTTCTTCAACACTTATGGAGATCAACCATGTCTAGTTGGAAGGATACATTGCTGACAAGCCCGACAGCAATGAAATACGGGACTGATTTTGGATCACAGCAAACCAGCATGCTTGCACAGCAAGACAGCGGATTCAGTTCATTTTCAGCAGGTGATACAGCCAAGTCAATGAATGCCATGGCTCCCATGCTTGGAATCATTGGCTCTGTAAGCACTGCAATCGGCACTTACTACGCGGCCAAATCGCAGCAGTACCAACTCAAGAGCCAGGCTCTCTCGCTGGAGTTCCAGCAGAGCATGTCGCAGATCAATGCCCGGCAGTCTGAATACCAGGCTCAGAGCATCCTGCAGGCAGGCGAGCGACAGATTGGCCAACTGACCATGCGATATGGCAAAGCGCAGGGGGCCAGACGGGCCTCCACGGCTGCCTCGGGCGTGTCCCTGGGGGTTGGTAGCACTGCAGAGGTTGAGGCCTCTCAGAACATCGCCAAAGAGATCGATGCCCTGACCATCAATGCCAACACTGTGCGCGCTTCTGAAGAAGCCAGGCTGCGCGGCGTGGGCTTTGAGAATCAAGCATTGCTGCAAGGCGTGTCGGCTCAGAATTTAAACGCAAGCGCGGGAACACTCAGCCCATTTGGCTCTGCTGCAACAAGCCTGCTTGGAAGCGCCAGCTCGTTGGCCACCAATTGGTTCCGCGACAAATCGCTTGAGTCGCTGCTGGCGCGTCAGAGCTCTTAAGGACAAACTATGGCAACCGTACCAGTTCAAGACATCCCGACCGTAGATCTTCAAGCGGCAAACGTGGTTCCATTTCAGGCGCCGGGTGTAGAGCCCATGCGAAATGCTACGCCAGAACAGATCCAGAAGTTTGGCCAAGCCACAATGCAAGCTGGTGTGGCAATGCATACCGTTGCAGACCGCATTCAAAACGAGCTTGACGATGCAGCCACCAAGGAAGCGGACAACCTGTTGTCCGATCAACTGCGCACATCGATCTACGATCCCGAGAAAGGCTACTTGGCCACCGTAGGCAAGCCTGCCCTGGACTCGCGCAAGGCAACCATTGAAAGCATGAACGAAGCCAAACAGAAGGTCGAGCAAACGTTGACGACCGACATGCAGCGCAAGATGTTCAACCAGGTGGCGAACCGTCGCCTGCAAACTGCCATGACTCAGGTCGACTCGCATGCTATGCAGCAGGCCAGGGTCTACAACGTGGCTGAGTCCAAAGCGCGCGCGACTGCCTCTGTTCAAGATGCTGTGGCCAACGCCAGCACCTGGAACATGAAGGACGAGGAAGGCAAGGCCACTGGCCCTTACAACCTGTACAAGTCCACCGCCATCAGTGAGATGAACTCTCTGGCCGACACCATGGGCATGGCCGCAGACAGCTCACAGCGTAAAGAGCTGGTGCTGGCAGCCACAACCCAGATCGCGACCGAAGTGGTCAGCGGCATGGTGGCCAACGATCAAGCAGCGCAGGCGCGCGACTACCTCAAGAACGCCATCAAGACCAAAGAGATCGACCCGACCAAAGTCGATCAGTTGCAAAACCTGGTCAAGACCGCAGGCGTCAAGGATGATTCTTTGCGCTTGTCGATGTCTCTCAAGGGTGGTCTCAAAGAGCAATTGTCATCCGTTGATCAGATGTTCAAGGACGGCAAGATCTCTGCAGAGGTGCGCGACGCAACAGTGCAGCGCGCCGAGCACAATTACACACAGCGCAAAGCATTGCAAGACGAGGGAAACAAGGCCGCCATGGGATCGTTCCAGGAATGGATCATAAAGAACCAAGGCAAGCCAATCGTCGATGCCCCTGCCAACCTGTACAACTGGGCCAAGGGCCAAGGACAATTGGCTGGGCTCGATGGCTTTGCCAAGCGCGAGGGCGGTCCTGGTGAGCGCCGAAAAGAACTCGAGACGCGCGGCATCTTGATGGACTTGGCGGTCAATGACCCGACGCAGTTTGTCAAAGAATTTAAAGAGAGCGGGTTTGTAACTCGTTTGGACCTGGGCACGAACGGCATCAAAGAGATGCAAAACATGGCCTTGTCAATTGTCCAAAACAATGGAAAGTTCAAGACAGCATTCGACACCAAAGTGCTGCAAGATGCGATCCCAGCAGCCCTGCTCAAGAGCTCATCCAAGGACAAGAGGGACGCATTCGTGGCCATCATGTCTGAAGAGACAAACAAGTGGATCACCGAAAATCCTGGCAAGATACCTGACAGCGCAGCCTACCAGCGCGTGATTAGCTCGGCCAACCGTGAGTGGGTATCGATTGGCTCCATGTGGAACGATCAGATACCAGCCTATGAGGCTCGCACCCTCAAAGAAGGCAAGGTAGTGCCCAAAGACTTCTACGACAGCATGAAGAAACTGGGCGCCAAGGAAGATGAAATTGTCAAAGCATGGCTCATTAAGAAAGGCCAACAATGAGTGAATTGGACGAACTGCTTGCGCGCGTGCGTGCTGGTGAAGGACCGGCTGGTCCAGGTCGCACAGGCAATCAAGATTACAACGCATTGCTTCAGCAAGTGCGCGAGCCAGGCAAAGCCATTGCTCAATCATCTCTGAACGCATCAGCATTCAACAACGCCGACATTGAGGGTGAAAAGATCCGCCTGTCGCGCGACATGAAGGCCTACTTCAACGAAGACTGGGCGCCGGCAGCAATTGACACAAGCGAGGCCAAGCGCCGCCTGGCCATCGCCAAGGGCGTGAGCGTGATGGACACATCACCCAAGCTCACCCAAAACATGGTGAATCCGAACTTTGCCAATATTGCGCATGACGACACCCAGAACCTGGGCGACACTGAGCGCACGTTCAACACATACCAACCAACAGACGGAGCCATCACGCGCGGCGTCAAGGCAATGATTTCTGGCCTGCAAAGCGCAAGTGCCGGCGTGGTTGGTGCAGTTCGTGCGCCTGTCGATATTGCTGCCACATTTGCACAACCTTTGGCCGGGACTATCCTGCCAGAAAATCCTTTTGCTCGAGTTTCTGAAGGCCTGCGCAAATATCAGGAATCAATCAGCGGCCAAGCCAAAGCCATGATGCCAAAGGGTGAAGGTATTGTTGAATCTGGCGTGTACAGTGGTCTTGCATCATTGAGTGCAAACCTGGCCACACTGCCTTTGGCAATCATGCCTGGTGGCCAAGCCGCAGCATTGACAGCCATGACTCTGCCTGTTGGCGGCGGGGCCTATGGTGAAGCCAAAGAAAAAGGTTTGACCACTGCTCAGTCGTTGATCTATGGAGCCAGTCAGGCGGCCATCGAATATGCCACTGAAAAAATCCCAATGCACAGGTTGATCGGTGACTTGAAAGCAGGCACACCTTTTTACAAAACATTGGCAACTCAAATTGGGCTCGAGATTCCTGGAGAACAGTTGGCAACAGTTCTACAAGACATGAATGAATGGGCAGCTCTCAATCCAGAAAAACCATTCAGCACTTACATTGAAGAGCGGCCAAGCGCAGCAGCTCAGACCCTGATTGCAACAGTTATCGGTGCAGGCGGCCAAGTGACAGTGGCCAAAGGAGTGCAAACCGCTGCCGACTACTATGACCAGCGCATTCAAGATGCCACCAGGGCGCAGCAAGGCACGGCCATCATTGAAAAGATGAATGTCTTGGCCACTGCCAGCAAAGTGCGTGAGCGCGACACCGAAACATTTCGGGAATGGATCAATCAGGTATCCGAAGACAGCCCGATCGAAAACGTCTACATCGAGGCCAATGTGCTGCGCCAGTCTGGCATCGCTGATCAATTGGCGGCCATTTCCCCATCGGTTCGCGACCAGTTGCTGAACTCGGAAATTGGCGGCGAGATCGTCATCCCGGTCAGCGAGTACATGACCAACATTGCGCCAACTGAATTCAGCAAGCAGATCATTGATGATTTGCGAATTGAGGGCGAGGACATGACGCGCCGCGAAGCGCAAGCAACAATTGAGCAGATCACCGGCGAGCTCAAGAAGGCCACCTCTGATGCAATTGCAAAGCAGGACAACCAAGAAGCGTTCATTGCGTCGGCGCACGAAGTTGAATCAAACATGTTCGAGCAGCTCAAGGCCACCAAGGCCATGCCCGACAGCGTTGCTCGAGTAAATGCTCAGATGGTCCGCGACATGTATGTGGTCAAAGCTGCAGAGATGGGCATGACACCCACCGAGTTGTACGCTGCCATGCCTTACCGGGTGGTAAGCGAACGCGACATGAACGTGGCGCCGGCCGAGATGTTTGACCAGACTGGCCAGGTTCGCACAGACACGCCAGCATTTGAAGCCTTCTATGGCGACAGCGTGTTTAAGGACGAAGCAGGCAAGCCGGTGTTGCTGTACCACGGCACGGCCGACGATGTCAGCGCGTTTGACCCTGATCACCCCAATCGCAAAGACAGCGGCTGGCTGGGCACGGGCGTGTACCTGACCGACAGCACCGACATGGCAGATCTGTATTCTGGCCAGAAGAAGCGCACCGGTGGCGCGGCGCCCAACATCATGCCGTTGTATGCCCGGCTTGAGAACCCCTATTACGCCACGGCAGAAGACAAGGCCAGAGTCAAAGCCGGCGGCCGTGAGGCAGCCGACGCATTCACGGCAGAGCTTCAAGCCAAAGGCCACGACGGCGTGATCTATCAGGCTGCGCCAGACGCCAAAGAGATTGTGGTGTTTGACCCGGCAGATGTTAAATCGCAGTTCAACGACGGCACATGGTCGCGTGAGACTACGAATCTGCTCAAGCAGGGCGAGCAAGTCGAGCCAGCAATTGACGTCCAGGAAGATGCGCAGGCCGATGATGTTGCCGAGATTACACAAAGCGACATCCCCGAGGGCGTAGACCAGGCGGCAATACTTGAGAACGCGCTAAAAGTTGCCACCGGTCAAGTCTGGAACAAGGGCCGCGAGCTCAAGGTCGCGCTGCAAGAAGGCCTGCAAAAGCTGGCCTCGGCTGCCGGCGTGGATGTGTCCGCCCCTTCCGAGCAAACCAGCGAGTACCTAGTGCGCGTCGGTGTGAAAGATGCGCTGTTTGCGCTGCAGCAAAACGCCAACGCCATCGGCTGGTACGACGAAAAGACCCGTCAGGCTCTGGCCGTCATGGCGCTGATTCACCCTGAGATCGCCACAAACGAGAACGCCAAGTTTGCTTTTGTCTGGGCTTTGGCCACCACCTCCAACGGCATGAAGGTCGACAAGAACTTCGAGCTGGCAGAGGCTGCCTACAGCCACTACAAAGCCAACAAGCAAATGCCGACCGACCTCAAGGCTGGCCAGGCACAGGGTGCGATCAATGATTCTCTTGGCCTGTTCAATGAGCTGGTCAAAGAGTGGGGCATCGACAACCTGCGCAAGTTCATGCTGACCGACTACACCGTCGGCGAGATTTCCTCGATTGCCAAGGACTTGAAGCCAGGCGGCGAGCACGCAGACACCAAGGTCAAGGGCGCATCCATCATTGGGCCCAAGATTGGCAACGGGTTTTTCAGCAACCTGTACGGCAATTTTGACTCCTTGACCATGGACCGCTGGCTGGTCCGTACCTGGGGACGCTGGACCGGCACGCTGATCAAGTCCATGCCGGTGCAAGAAGCCAAGGCCACCGACCGGTTGAATGCCGCCGTTAAGGCAGCCACAGGCGACGAGAAGGCCAGGCTGAACGACATCGTGGGTGTGGACATTGCCAGCACCGAGATCGATGCCCTGGCTGTGGCCATCCAAGAAGCCTCGATGGACCCAGCCAAGCGCAACCAGCTCAACGAGAGCGCACAGGGTGTCGAGCTGCGCAAGGCAGGCAACAGCTTGGCCAAGTACCTGGACGGCCAAAAGGAAGCCCCTGCGGGCCCGCATGAGCGCACCTACATCCGCTCTGTGTTTTCCAGCATCCTGGAGCAGGTCAAGACCGACCCGGCTTACGCCAACCTGACTATGGCCGACCTACAGGCCGTGCTTTGGTATGCAGAAAAACGCCTGTACGAAACAGCCAAAGAAGACATTGCTGTTGACGAAGAGTCAACAGAAGGTTACAGTGATGAGGACGCACCTGATTATGCAAACGCGGCCGCGGCTGTCGCGCGTGAAAAGGGCGTTTCCGAAAGAAAAATCACTAATGCACTTAAGAAGGAATCCAAAGATGAGCGATCAAGACGAGCACGATTACAGGATGAAACAGCGCCTGTCACTGAAGGGCAGCCGGTCGAGGCTGGAGGATTCACTCAAACAGCGAAGCGTTTCTTCGCTGGAGCAGTTGCAACAAGAACAGCTCGGGCCAATCGAGTCGGCAATGAGAAACAATCCTGGTCTTACACGGGCCGAGGCCGAACAGATGGCGGAAAACCTCGGGTTCTAAAAAGCCTTGGGATCACCTATGTAGAGCAGTGGAAAGCTGGCGCCAACCTTGGCCGTGCATACCGCGGCAACGGCATTGCCACACCGACGTTCTATGAGTTGGCAGCAGGCACTGAGAATGCTGGTAAATTTGCCGAAGCCATCACAGCCAGCAAAACCAACAGCGGCGCAGTGGGCGCTGCAGTCTATGTCTACCCGGCAGAAGACTACGCCGGCATGCGCTTGTTTGTGTCTGAAGACGGCAAGTCTGGCGTGGCCGTCAAGAAGGATGGCGACATTGTTTCTGTGTTCTCTTCCGGTGGCGCCGGCCGCTCTGTCATGGAGCTGGCTGTTGCTGCTGGCGGAACCAAGCTCGATGCATTCGAGACGATCCTCCCCGAGTTCTACGCAGCTCACGGTTTTGTGGCCACGTCGCGCCTGACCTGGTCTGATGACCAAGCACCACAGGACTGGGACAAGGCAGCCTTTGCCAAGTTCAATGATGGCCAGCCAGACGTCGTATTTATGGCGCTGGATGACAACTACACCGGATGGCACAAAAAGACCGACGGCAAGCGCTTCACAGAGTACGACGACGCAGTGGCCGAGCAAAGCCGCGCGGTCAAGCGCAACGAGAAACGACGCAAGCAAGTTGGCCAGCCTGATTTGCTTAAGCAGCAGTCCAAGCTCGAGGCAGAGCAGATTGCTGGCCAGTACGCACAGCCCGCGCGCGGTGGATTTGACCCCAAGCGCATGACGACCATTCTGAACGAAAAGGCCGACTTTTCGACGTTCGCGCATGAGACTTCGCACTTCTACGTTGAGATGCTGTTTCGCATGGCCACAATGCCACAGGCAACCACGCAGATCAAAGCCGATGCAGACACATTGCTCGAGTTCTTTGGCGTGCCTGACATCGATACTTGGAACAACTTGTCGATCGACGAGAAGCGCAAGGCTCATGAGTCCTTTGCCTACAATTACGAGATCTATTTGTTTGAGGGCAAAGCGCCCAGCATCAAGCAGCAATCGATGTTTGACAAGTTCTCATCGTGGCTTCGCCGGGTGTACAAGTCGATTCGCGATGACTTGAACGCAACATACAAAGCAGAGAATGGCGTAGACCTGCCGCTTCTGACTGGCGAAGTGCGCCAGGTCATGGACCGCATGCTGGCCAGCGATGAGCAGATCAAGCAGGCCGAGCAAGTACGCAACATGATGCCGCTGTACCAGACCCAGAAAGAAAGCGGCATGGAAGACGGTGAGTGGGCTGCCTACCAGGAAATGATGAACGAGGCTCACGACGCCTCTGTCACCGACCTGACCAAAGCAAGCATGCGCCAGATGAAGTGGCTGTCCAACGCCCGCAGCCGGATCTTAAAAGACATCCAGAAAACTGCCGACGTCGTTCGCAAGCAGGTGACCAACGAGGTGTCCGAAGAGATCAAGAACCAGCCGGTGTACCGTGCCATGGAATTCTTGAAGCGAGGCATACTGGACGGCACGCCTGTCGACAATCCGGTCAAGCTGTCGATCCCTGAGATCGAATCCATGTACGGCGACAACCCAATCGTGGGCGCCATTAAAAAGGCTTTTGGTTTTGGTAAGTACGGCATGCTGGGCACTGACAGCGCCATCCACCCTGACCAGGCCGCCGAGATCTTTGGCTTTACCTCTGGCGATGCCATGGTCCGCGCGCTGATGGAGGCCAAACCTTTGAAGGACGCCATCAGCGAGCGCACCGATCAGCGCATGCTTGAAGAGTACGGCGACATGAACGATCAGCGCTCTGTTGAACTGGCTGTTGAGGAAGCGCTGCACAACGAGGCACGCGCTCGGTTTGTGGCCGTGGAGCTGCGTCACCTGGCCAAGGCCACCCAGCCTGTGCGCTTGATGCTTCAAGCTGCCAAGCAAGTGGCCAAGGGCATCATCAACGGCAAGGCAATCAAAGAGATCAAGGCCCGCGAGTATTCTTTGGCCGAAGCCAGGGCCGCGCGCCAGGCCACTGAGTTTATGAAGAAGGGTCAATCGCAAGATGCGGCCAAGGCCAAGCAGAATCAACTGGTGCAGAACCAGCTCGCGGCCGAAGCTGTGGCAGCTCAAAACGAAGTTAGCAAGGCAGTCGATGGGTTCAAGAAGTTTTTTAGAACCGACGAGCGCCTGTCCAAGACTCGCAACATGGACCTGGTCGACGCCTCGCGCTCGATCCTGGCCTACTACGGTCTTGGCCAAAAGGGCAAGAACCCCGTCGAGTACATCGAGAAGCTGCGGGCATACAACCCCGAGCTCTTTGCTGAGATGGAGCCCCTGATCATCCAGGCGGCCACCGGCAGCAAGCTGTACACCGACCTGACCATGGACGAGTTCCGTGTGCTGCGCGACACCGTCGAGGCGCTGTGGTTCCAGTCCAAGCGCGAAAACGAGGTCATGATCGAAGGCAAGGCCATGGCGATCAATGACATCGTCACCGAGCTCAATGCGCGCCTGGAAGTGATTGGCATCCCAGCAGAGGTTGCCGGCGAGCGTTCAGCTCCAAGTACCAAGGACCGGGCGGTGCGTCAGTTCTACGCAGGCAAGGCGATCACACGCCGCGTCGAGCACTGGGCAGATGCCACCGATGGACCTGATGGCCCTGGCGCCTTTACCAAGTACATCTGGCGCCCTGTGCGTACAGCTCTGGATGCATACCGCATCGACCGCAACAAGTTTGTCAAGCAGTACGTTGAGCTCATCCAAAAGCTGGACCTGCCTGTGGGCAAGATCGACGCGCCCGAGCTGAACTACACATTTGGCGACGGCAACGGCGGCATCGGCAAGGCCGAGCTCATTGGCGCCATCCTGCACACCGGCAACGACTCCAACCTCAAAAAGCTCCTGCTTGGCCGCGGCTGGGCAACGCAGCGCGAGGACGGCAGCATCGACACCGCCAACTGGAAAGCATTTGAGCAGCGCATGATTACCGAGGGCAAGCTGACCAAGGTCGACTACGACTTTGCGCAGGCCGTCTGGGATCTGAACGAAGAGCTCAAGCCAATGGCCCAGGAAGCCCACAAAGACATCTTTGGCTACTACTTCAAGGAAGTGTCGGCAACGCCCGTTGTGACCCCGTTTGGAACCTATCGCGGTGGCTATGTGCCTGCCAAGACAGATCCATTCATTGTTCGCGATGCGCAGCGCCAGGCCAAGATGGAGGAGCTCGAGTCAGACTTCCGCCAATCGATGCCAAGCACCGGCATGGGATTCACCAAGGGCCGCGTCGAGTACAACAAGCCGTTGTCCCTCGATGTCCGCCTGGGCGCCAAGCACATCGATGATGTGATCCGCTTTGCCCATGTGCAGCCGGCAATCAAGGATGCGCTGAAGATCTTGCGCAAGCGCGACTTTGCAGACAACCTTACCCGCGTCGATCCGACTGCGGTCGAGGACATGCTGATCCCTTGGCTGAACCGCTCTGCTCGTCAGATCACCAGCGAGCCAGGCAAGTTCAAAGCAATCGACACATTCTGGTCTGGCGTGCGCTCGCGCACCGGCATCAGCATCATGTTTGCCAACATCACCAACGCATTGCAGCAGGTGACCGGCTATTTCCCATCGATGCTCAAAGTCAAGCCGACTTATTTGAAGTCGTCTTTGTTTGAGTACATGGGCAACACCCAAAAGGTGACAGAGGAAGTGGCCGAGCTCTCGCAGTTCATGGCCGACCGCCTGCACAACCAGGTGTTCGACATGCAGGACGCCATGAACCAGTTGCTGCTCAACCCAAGCAAGTTTGACAAGGTCCAGTCCTGGGCCCAGCATCATGGCTACTTCTTGCAGTCGGCATTCCAGAATCAGGTCGACGTTGTCACCTGGACAGCGACCTTCAACCAAACCATGGCAGAGTCTGGCAAGGATACCAGCGACAAGCAGGCAATGAGCGAGGCTGTGCACCGCGCTGATGCTGCTGTGCGCTTGACTCAGTCCAGCCTGACACCAGAAGATGTGGCCGCGTTTGAAGTGGGCACACCGTTTTACAAAACGCTGATTCAGTTCTCTGGATACTTCAACATGCTGGCCAACCTCAATTCCAACGAGTTTATCAAGGTGTTCAGGGACATGGGCTGGCGCGGAAACAAGGGCAAGTTGGGCATGATCTATATGCTGGGCTTTGCCATGCCGATGATTTTGGCAGACGCCATTGTGCGCAGCCTGGGCGGCGGCTGGGATGATGAAGACGACGACGGCTACCTCGATGAGTTTGCTGAGTGGTTCTTTGGCTCCCAGATTAAGGGCGCCACAGCTCTGCTGCCGTTTGGTACTGCTGCCTATACTGCGCTGACCACTGCGTTCAATGACAAGCCCTACGATGACCGCATGACCACCAGCCCGTCGGTGTCGACCCTTGAGGCGGCCACCATTGGCGTGGGCAAGACTGTGATCAACGTGGTGAGCCCAGACAAAGAGGTCACAGGGCGCAACGTGCGCGATGTGCTCACGCTGTTGAGTTTGGCCACAGGCATTCCGGTCACGGTCCTTGGTCGCCCGGTTGGGTACGCCATCGATGTCGAGCGCGGCAAGATCGAACCCACAAGCAAAGCGGACTATGTGCGCGGCCTGGTCACCGGCAAAGCCAGTGAGCTGTCCAAGCCATAAGGTACCCGTAACAAAACCCCACATGTATAACCTACCAACAATCTCCCAGGAGTCCCGTCAATGACGATCAATTCAACAATCCGTAAGGCGGGGCCGTTCATTGGCAATGGCGCCACTACTACATTTCCATTTGGCTTCAAGGTGTTTGCGGCCGGTGATGTTTTGGCCGTCAAGTTGACCGTGTCTACCAATGTGCAAACCACGCTGGTGCTCAACACGGACTACACGGTCACGTTGAATCAAGACCAGGACAGCAACCCTGGTGGCAGTATTACACTGACCGCAGGCGCTCTGCCAAGCGGTTACACGCTGACAATGACCAGCGATGTGCAAAACCTGCAGCCAACAGATCTGACCAACCAGGGCGGCTTTTACCCTGATGTGATCAATGATGCGCTTGACCGCGCAACCATTCAGATCCAGCAAATTCAGATCGGAGTCGACAGCTCAATTCGCCTGCCTTTGTCGTCCACGGCCAACACTGTGCTTCCCGATCCAAATGCCAATCAGCTTATCGGTTGGAATTCAACTGGTGATGGGTTGGCCAACATTGACCCTGGTACTTTGGCCAGCATCGTGGCGTATTCGACGGCTTATGCGGACACCTTTACCGGCAATGGCTCGACGGTCAACTGGACCCTGACTCGCAATCCTGGCACGCTGTACAACTTGGACATTTCCACCAATGGTGTGACTCAAGTGCCCACCGCTGATTACACTTTGAGCGGCACGACTCTGACCACAACGTCAGCAGCTCCTCTTGGTAGCGTGATCCTGGTCAAGTACAAAGAAGGCCTGCCAAACACAAGTGGCGACAGCCAGGATTTTCGCTACCTACCCGCTGGCACTGGCGCTGTGGCAACCACGGTGCAAGCACAATTGCGCCGAAACTTTGTTACTCCTGAAAACTTTGGCGCTGTTGGTGATGGTGTTACTGACGATACTGCTGCTATTCAAAGAGCTATTGATTCATTTACTATTTCTGGACAAATTGATGGTGGTCAGATTTATCTTCCTGGCAACTATGCCATTTCGGATACATTGACTATTTACAATTCATCAATGGATTTTTATGGTCAAGGATTTGGTGCTCAACAAGGCAGTGCTAAAACTTATATCAAATGGATTGGCACAGCTAGTGGCCCAATGATTCGAGTTCAATCATCACGCGCTGTTAAGATTCGCAATTTGCGTTTGATTGGTAATACTACTTATAAACCACAAGCTGGTATTAACTTCTATGTTGATAACCCAGGTTCACCTTCTGACATTAGTCAAAACAGTTTTAATCGTGTTGAAAACGTTTGGATTGGTGCTTATGACGGTAACGATCAACCAACACCTGCTGGCACGGGTAGCGATGCAAATTCTGGCAAACAATTTCTAAATGGCATTTTGTATAACGGTGACAACACCGGAAACAATTACGACATTTTTACTAACGTAAGAATTGGTCGTTGCAACAATGGCGTTTCTTTTTCGTCAAATCAATTTGGACAAAACTTGTTTCAAGGCTTGTGGGTTACAGCTTGTGAATACGGCTTTACAACTCAAGCACCAGTTATTGGTATTGATTGGTTCTTTGATAACAATTCAGTTGCTGACATTGCAGTTGGTGGCGATGCTCGTTTGCAAGTTTACGAATTTGCAAGTGAAGCCAGTTATCAATTGGCTGCATTAAATACTGGCGCACGATTGACCATTTATGGTGGATCATTTTCCATGTACGGAACTAAATTTGGAGGGACTGTTATTGATGGTTCAGGTGGAAATGCAGTTACTGTAGACCTCAACGATTTCACATTGTTCAATGACGGCACTGATCCCTATGTAAACACACCACTGTTTACGTTTACTTCTTCCAACGATAACAGCAACAAATACTTTACTGGTCGAGGCATTCGCGGCATCACTGCGGCGATGATTAACGGCAATCTTGGTGCGGGTAATACCAACCAAAGGTTCTGGGTTGATCTGACAGTCAATTCCCCATCTAGTTCTACCCCACTTCGTATTCAGAATTATCTTGGCCCTAACACATATTCGGCAGAATCAGTTAGCGCCAGCCGATACGACATTCCACTTAATGCCAACTTTAAACAAGCTACCAACTTTAAAACCGGAACGCTTGCGGCGACTGCAACACCATCAGTTGCTAACGGCGACATTTGGTTTACTAGCGGAACAACTGCAATCACCAACTTTACGGGTGGCACTGTTGGACAAATCATTCGTGTAATGGGTACAGGCAACATTACCATTACAAATGGTGCAAGCATTCAACTTGCTGGCGCAACAAACTTTGCGATGACTGACTTAGATGTTTTAAGTTTGGTGTATGTTTCTAGTAACTTGTGGCGTGAAGTCTCACGTTCGGTTAATTAATGTCTAGCAAAATATCAGCACTGACCTCCGCTACTACGCCATTGGCGGGTACGGAAGTTTTGCCTGTTGTTCAAAGTGGAGTCACAACACAAGTTACTGTTGCCAACTTAACTGCGGGCCGTGCTGTTGCTGCTGCTAGTTTGTCTTTGACTACTGCTTTACCTGTAGCAAGTGGCGGCACTAACAAGACTTCGTTTACTGCTCAGCAATTGCTTTATGGCACATTGGCTCAATCAGCCAACATGACTTATGACGGTACAACCGTTAAATTTGTTGGTCGGTTATACAACGGTGATGCAACTACTTTTGGTGCAAGCACTTGGGCAATGAGTTTGGGCAACGGCGGGGTGTCTGCCAACTATTGGAAAGGTGACGCTACCTATTGGCAAAATTCTGCTGGTACGCAAATGATGCAGTTGGTTAGCAATGATCTAACAAACAACTTAGGCAATTGGGTAACAGGTACATCAGGCAAAGGCGTAACAACCTCTGGTGCATTTTCTCTTGGCTTAGGTACAAATGGAAGTACATCACAAGTAACAATCAATACTGCTGGAGTTCTTTCTGTAGCTACTAATGATGCACTAATAAACGGACTAACTATTGGATTGGGTAATAGTGCGATAGGCACTAATACTGTAGTTGGCAATAGTGCTTTGCGTGTAAACACGACAGGACTTAGAACAGTCGCCATTGGACAAAACTCGCTGTATACCAATACAACTGGCAACAGTAATGTCTCCATTGGCTACAATGCAATGCAGCTTAACTTAAATGGTCAAAGTAATACTGCTATTGGAAGCAACTATAACTATAACGCACCATTGCAAGCAAACACTTCGGGGTCGTTTAATGCAGCGGTAGGCGAGGGTGCATTAGCGTCAAACCAAACTGGCGGCAACAATTCTGCATTTGGTATTGCAGCACTTAATTCTTCTACTGCCTCCAACAATACGGGGGTTGGCTATAACAGTGGATCGGCAATTACATCTGGCGCTAATAATGTAATTTTGGGTTCATACACTGGTTCTGCTTCGCCTGTATCTGCTACGGGGTCTAACTACGTTGTGTTTTCTGATGGCGCAGGTAACGTGCGCGGATACTACGATAGTACAGGCAATTTAATTGTTCCTGTTGCAGCCAAAGGCGTAAACTTTACGGCCAACACAGCAGCATCTGGTATGACCTCGCAGTTGCTTAATTGGTATGAAGAAGGTACTTGGACTCCAGCAGATGCAAGCGGTGCTGGCTTGACGTTTACAGGCGTTACAGCAAAGTACACTCGCATTGGTAGGCAAGTTACTGCCACAGTGGTACTTACATTTCCAACAACCACTAGTGCAGTTCAATCACAAATTTCGGGATTACCTTTTGCTGCCAGTAATTTTGGTCAATTTATTTTAACCAACACTGGTGTAGTTGGTGGTGGAAGTGGATTGGTTTCTGCAAGCGGAACAACAATAGCTTTGTATAGCCAAACTGGTGCTGCAAGATTAAATTCTACTAACAGCACGGCGACAGTTAATCTCACCGGAACGTATTTCGTTTAAGGAAAACAAATGTCTCTTACAAAAGTTTCGTATTCAATGATTAACGGTGCTGTAGGCAACGTATTAGATTTTGGTGCTAAAGGCGATAGCACTACAGATGATACTGTTGCAATTCAAAGTGCGCTTGATTCTGGAAAAGTAATTTACTTTCCTGCTGGCAACTATAAAGTTTCAGCAGCTTTGAAATTTAATTCAAACCAAGCTATTTACGGTGATGGCTGGACAAAGACAACAATTTACACAAACACAGCAGTTACTCCAGCACTTATAACTTCAGGTGCGGCAGGAATTTCGGTAAACATTCAAGATATGTTTATTCTTAATCAAGGTGGAACTGCTGCCATTAACATTACTGATGCAACAACTGGCATTTTAGGAAACAGTCGTAGGGTTAAATTTGGTGGTAACCCATGCGTCATTGGTTCTGGCGGTGGTATTAATCCGGTAATGAATTTCTTTGACTGTGACTTTACACCTTACTCTGCAACTTACGGTTGTATAGATTTGCATGGGGATAATTCGTACAATAGATTTACAGTGATGAACTCTGTATTTCATTGTAACAATTCAACAGCATTTGGCATCAGCGTTAACAATACGGTTCGTGGCATTGTGCAAGGCATTTGCATTCAAAACAATTTGTTTGAAGAAGCAAGCGGCGGCGCTATTAGCTTGGGTTCACCTTTAATTGCAAATATTTCAGACAATTATTGCGATGATAATTTTTCACAAAATAATCCATTAATTTATATTTTCAAGACTACTGGTAGTTCTACAGTACCAACACAAGTAACAATTTCCAATAACTGGGGAATTCCAGGTAATAGCAGTATTTCTTTATTTGACGGTATTAACTGTACTATTTCAGGAAATAATTTTAGTAGCGTAAATTTAACTAGGTCTACAAACATTTTTTGTTTCGGCAATGCTAGTACTACGCAATTTACAAACTATGACACTACATCAACATTTTTTGGGGTTAATAACTATAACCTTCCGCAAACATTGGCTTCTGGAACTGTAATTAATCAAGTTTCTAACTACAACAGTGCTTTGTGTATTGGTGCTGATTTAAGCACTACAAATGCTTTAATGTTGTCAATGAAAAGTGCATCAGTTATCAAACCTTTTCTTTCATTTTTAAACAATACTGGAAATCAAATAGGTTCTATTTCGACAACGGGTACTGCTGTTGCTTACAACACATCGTCTGATCGCCGATTAAAATCTGATATTACATCGATCACTACAGTTCAAAGTGGGCCAGTTATTGATGCTTTACAACCCAGAACTTTTATTTGGAAAGCAAACAATACTGTTGATGTTGGTTTTATTGCCGATGAAATTCAAGCAGTCATTCCAAATGCCGTGTCTGGAATAGCTGACGCAGTTGATGAAGATGGGAACCCTGTCTATCAAATGCTTGATGCAGCTCAACCAGAAATGATGGCTTACATAATTGCAGAGTTACAAGCCTTGCGTAAGCGTGTAGCCATACTGGAAGCCAAATGATTACCTACAAATGGTCAATTGAAAAAGTAGTTGTTGCGACTAATGACGCAGTGACTCACGTTTACTGGCGCTGTGAGGGAACTGATGAAGTTAACAGTGCTGCTTGCGCTGGTATCCGTGAATTGGTTTTAGGTGACAGTTTTACGCCTTACGATCAATTGACTGAACAGCAAGTGCTTGACTGGTGCTATGCAACTGAGACAATAGAAGTTAAAGATATGAATAACAATGTCGTTGAAACTATTGTTAAACATCTTAAAGATGATGCTGAAGGCCAAGTTGCTGGACAGATCGCTAATCAAATTCTCAAGAAACAAGCAGAGCCAGCTTTGCCTTGGACTAAAGAGCTCGATTTGCCCGCATGATTTTTATCTGACGTCAAAGAATCATGATTAAAAATCCAACAGGAGTTTATGGAACCAATCAGGCTTTTTCAAGTTTGAATGTTGGTAGTAATCAAGTCGTTCAAAATGATTTGACTGTCATTGGCACTTTGACATTTGATGCAAACAATCTTGCAAATGGCTACGGGGACATCAAAAACCCTTATGCAGCCAAGACTGCCAATTTCGTGTTGGCAGGCCCAACAACGGGCTCTGCTGCCGTGCCCACGTTCAGGGCTTTGGTGGCTGCCGACATTCCTGCGCTGGGTTTATATGTAACGCTGACAGGCACTGAAACTTTACAGAACAAAACATTAGACAACACCAACACTGTCACTTTAAAAGACACGTTGTTTACGTTGCAAGATGATGTAGACCCAACAAAACAAGCGCAGTTTCAGTTGTCAGGAATTACAACTGGCACAACCCGCACATACACGCTACCAAACGGAAACTCAACTTTAGTTGATTTGGCTACTACGCAAACGCTTAACGGCATTAAAACTTTTAGCAGCCCTACCATTAATAATGGTTCGTCAACTGCTACAGGAACAATGCAGTTTGCTTACGGTGCAACCATTTCTGGCAGCACCAAAACAGTCAACATTGCTACGGGCGGCGTCAGTGGCTCTACCACTACGGTTACGTTTGGCTCGACTTTTGGCACAACAACTACGTTTAACGGTCAGAATAAAATTGCTGGTAGTTTTGGCAGGGGGGCGCCTGTTACCAAGACTGCTGACTTTACGCTGGCTGACACTGAAAATTGGCTGATTAACAACAAGTCAGGTTCTGCTTGTGTAATTACTTTGCCAGCCGCATCATCTTGGGTCGGCCGTGAAGTGACAATTAAGAATATGCAAGCTCAGTTGGTAAACTCGGCGTCTTCCAACGTGGTACAAATTGACAGCACAACAGTTGGCGCCGCCATTCTTTTGGGAGTGATTGGAAACTGGGCCACCTTGGTATCTGATGGCACGAATTGGGTCATCATGCAAGCTGCATCCAACAACAATTTATTGCTTGAATAACGAGGATAAAAATGAATTTACCTGAAATCGACCCAGTTAAATATGGGGTACTTTGGCAAAAGGTCCAAGACTATGAACGTCGTTTTGACGACATGGACAAAAAAATGGACAAGATGGAATCCAATATTGAAAAATTGGTGGCATTGGCCAACCAGGGTCGAGGTGGTTTCTGGATGGGCATGGCTTTTGTGTCTGCGCTTTCAAGTGCTGTTGGATATTTCAGTCATTGGATTGGCAAGTCATGATCACGGCAATCGTTGCTTTGCTGATTAATGCGGCAGAGTACCGATGTATTCGTTGGACATGGACAGGAGATGTTTTCAATCGCATAGTTGTTTGCCTTGAGTGGAAGAAAGTCGAAAAGAAATGATCGACCCGATTACCATCAGCGCAGCTTTTGCCATTGCCAAGAGCACTATTGCCGGGGTCCAAGAAGCGATTCAAATGGGCAAGGATTTACAGGAGTGCAGTGGCGACCTGATCAAGTTCTTCGAGATGCGCGACACGGTTACCAAAGCAGCCACACAAGACAAAGGCAAGAAGCCGCGTTCAGACATGGGGCAAGCCCTCGACACTGTGATGCAAGCCAAGGCGCTCAGAGATGCAGAGAAGAATCTCAAAGAGCAGCTCATCTACTCGGGCCAGGGCGATGTGTGGGAAGCCATCCAGGCCGAGTACAACATGATCCAGGCAAACCGCAGACGCGAAGAACGCGAGACTGAAGCCGCAGCAAAACACAAGCGGGAGCAATTGGCTGAAATGGTTGAAGGTTTGTTCTACGGTCTGACTGGATGCATGGTTGGTGGCCTGATTTGTTGGGGCACTGTTGAGTTTATTATTTACAAAATGAGGCTTTGATATGGATGAATTACTTTCTCTCCTTCGCGGTGTTGCGCCTACTTTGGCCACCATTGTTGCCGGCCCTCTTGGTGGGGCTGCTGTTGCTGCTATTGCTGGCAAATTTGGCGTTGCTGACAGCGTCGAGGCGGTAGCCAAAGCCATTGCCGGAGATCCCCAGGCCGCGCAGAAGTTGGCCGAGATGGAGTTGGAATATGCAAAGCTGGATGCGGCCGACAGAGACAGCGCGCGCAAGCGCGAATCAGAAATCTCCACCAGCGCATCGGCTCCTTGGTACAGCAAAGCAGTCACACCACTGATTGCTGTGGGAGTTTTTGTTGCATGGAGTTTCGTGCAATGGTTTTTGTTGAATCACATCATTGCGCCTGAGATGCGCGAAATTGTTCTGCGTCTGTTAGGCCAGCTTGATGCTGCGTTCATGCTGATTCTGACTTACTACTTTGGCGCAAGCCATAAGCACTGATCATGAACCTCACATCACACTTTACCCTGGAAGAGCTCACGCACACGGACCACCGTGAGTTTGACAACATACCCAATGATCATGAACTGGAAAATCTTAAACGCCTGGCTGAATTCTTGGAACTGGTCAAAACCACTTTGGGCGGCAAGCCTATCATGGTCAATTCGGCGTTTCGTTCCAAACAAGTCAATGATGCTGTGGGCAGCAAAGACACTTCTCAGCATCGCGTCGGCTGCGCTGCTGACATTCGGATTCCCGGTATGACGCCGGATGAGGTTGTGCGGGCAATTATTGCCAGCAACTTGGGGTACGACCAGATCATCCGTGAGTTTGACCGGTGGACGCATGTCAGCATACCCAGCTTGGCTGGCGCTGTGCCGCGCAAAAGCAAGCTGATTATTGATAAAGCAGGCACTCGAGTATTTGCTTAATGTTGTCTCCTCACTTGCAGTTGCCAACACAAGTGATTAGCCCCTGGTTTTTTAGGCCAGGGGCTTTTTTTATTTCTTGTCGGTAACGTACCGATTGAATTTCTCAAACTCCTCAATGTCCTTGAGTTGGTAGCGTACCTCGCTGTTGCGCCCTTCCCCGAGCTTGATGTAGATCGGTCCTATGTTGGCCACGCGCCACTTACGCAGCGTGTTGTCTGCAATTTTCCAGCGATCACACAGCTCCTTGGGTGTCAGTAGCGACATGGTTTTCCTCCTGTTGGATGACTTCACCGGTTTCGGCGTCAATGACTGGGTCAATGGTTTGACTCATAGAAGCCTTTAGGCGCGATAAAGGCCCGACTTGGTCCTCTGGTGCCGGCGTGATGTTTACGGGCGCTTGACGCTCGATCTGATCAAAGCCTGATGCCTTGAGGTCGTCGGCCAAGATGCTGTCCACATCGGCGCTGGATGGCAGGCGCTTGGACAAGCGACGAATCACCGTCTTCTTGGCCATCTCGTCCCACCAGTCAACCCATGGGCCAAACTTGCCGGTTTTGCTGGCGCCGCGTACCTTCTCCACCTCGGCCACGCTCATGACCTCGCGGTAGATGGCGCCGTCCTTGGTCTTTGCAATCGCGTACACAGCAAGCTGCACGCCGCGGCTGGAGCCCAAAAACGGCTTGTGTGTGATCGACTCGTTGTCGCCAAGCTCGTACTGAAACAAGTCCTTGTCGTATGCCACGTTGGCGCTGATGCTGGCCAGCTCGCCAGAGTTGCGGATCTTCTTCAAGATGCCGCCGACCATGGGCATGTACTGCACTTTTGCACCATCCTTGCCGCGAAAAATTACGGGCGCCGCCTCGCGGCCATCAAGCAGCAGTCCGTCTTGGGCTGCCTTCATGCAAGTGCCCAGCAAGCTGCGGCGGTCTGCTTGAAGCAGCTCTGGGTTCATCTGCACTGCAGTCAGCGTGGTGCGAATGAACTTTTCCACCGGGATCTGCGGGGGCAGGGCGGCTTGGAATTCATCGCGCATGTTGGTAAGCGTGCTGCGCATGGCTTGCATGGGTGTCAGTTCGTTGCTCATTTGAGTTTCCTTTAAGTGTCTAGATGTTGCGGAATGTATATTGTAGCGCAGTTAAGCACCTTGCTCATCGCCAAACATATCCTTGTTTTCTGGGCTGACACTGGCCCGCTCCAGCTTGATGCCTGATTCCATGAGCTCGGCCACTTGGATGCCGTCGGCCGCGGCCGCCTGGTAATCCTGGGCGACCACATGCCGGATGGCTTGGGCTTGGCTTGCTGCCACCACCAGGCGCTGGCCTGCTTTGCTGGTGACGATGTAGGTGCGTTGTACTGTTGCCATGATTAAACTTTCTTGGGGGTGAAACGGAAGTTGCGATAGCCTGAACGGCCACCAAGGTAAGTGCCGACCATTGCCGGCGTGATGAGAGTGCCAAGGCTGTCCTTGGTCTTCCCGCATGAGATGTTGCCCAGTGGGCTGATGACTTTGCTGGCCTTGCCAATGCGCTCCAAGATCTGCGCGCGCGTTGCGTCTTTCAGAGTAGAGTTTTCAGACACCACCGTGGACAAATAGTGATACTGCGCAATCAGGTCATCTAAGGCGCTGTCAGACTCGGCAACCAGGTTGGCATCGGCATCAGCATGGAGCTGTTTAATGATGAACTCAGCATCGGCCGAGTAGTCTGGCTTGGGAGCCTGGTTGGTTGACACACGGCCCCAGAACTCACCGACTTTGGAGCGGATGTCTTTGCCGATCGCACGATCGCGATTGCGCAAGATGACCTTCTGCGTGTTGCCTCCAACCAGGGCAACCAGGGCGCACCAGTTGATGTCGGCCACTTCCATCTGGTGCTGGATCTGCAGCTCGATGTGCTCGGGCGCCTCGATGTTGCCTGCGCCGTCATCGATCCAGCCGCGCATGTACTGCAGGCCGTCCACGTTCTTGATCTCCAAGATGCCTGGGCCGTCGCTGGAGCTGTTGATCTTGAAGTCAAAGGAGCTGCCAATGCGGGCATCGATGTCGCGCATGTAGACGTCCATCTTCTCGATGTCCCAGCCCTGGTCCTCTGCGGCGCCATGGGCAATCACCGACTCCATGCGCGTGCCCCATTTCATGCGCTCGTTGGGCTCAATGCTGACAACGGTCTTGTCCTTCTTTTGATGGAACAACTCAAACTCGGTCATGTAAGGCGACAGGCCATAGAGTGCCGACACCTCGGTGCTGGTCACATCTTTGACGCGCTCGGCCAACCACTTGTCGCGGTCGGTGATCTGGATGACTTCAATGCTCATATTCATTCTCCATGTGGTTTTCGATTGCTTGTTCAACAGCCAGCTCATCTTTGGCTGTCATCTTCTTTGCGAGCCAGTTGGCCCGATACCCTTTGCGGTCCAGGATCTCCCAGTCGCAGTCGGTGTATCCGTTGTAGTCCCAGTCGCTGTCTGCCCGGCTGTCACCGGCAACGCTGCTGTACTCGATCACGCCGATGATGCAAGGCATGCCGCACACGGTGGCCTCGATCTCGGCGATGTAGTTTGCTTTGCTCATGACTTTTCCTTTAAACTGTATTGAGCGACTGTCTTGCCGTTGGGCATAGTCACGCTCTGAACTTCGATGTCGTGGCCATCGCCGCGCAATTCACCAATGCGAGCTGCCAGGCGAAAGCAGCCAAACAGGTTGAGAGCATCAAGAGCAGTCAATGGGCCCACCGATTTCAAGTGGGCAATGATGTCGCGCGCCTGGCTCATGATTGCACCTTGAGAGCTGTCTCTTCGTCATCAGAATGCGAGAACAACTGGATCATGACGGACTCGCCACGGTCGTTTGTGATTACGATTTCGCGCGTCCAAAATGGGCTCATGCTATCGCGGCCAAGCAGTTTGCGATCACCGAGAACAATGCTGGTGACGTTGTGAACTGAGATTTCTGTAGAGGTCATGTTGCGTTTCCTTGTGTGGGTGGACGTTGATATTTTACTACGGGTTGTTGACTAGGTGTCAACACATTTCTGCAAAGCGCACAAATTTTTCTTTTGAAAACCCTCCCCATTGATCTGGGCGCGGGCCAATCAGGCTGCCCCGGTTGCAAGATGGGTTGTAGACCGCAATGCAGTCTTGCTCAAGCAGCACGGCCAGCTCTTCGATTGCCGCAAGATTGCGAAACATTGATGCAAAGTCAGCGCCTGGGTTGAGGCCAACAATCAGGTTTTGATGCAGGTCGATGCTGTCCCACTGCTCGTTCTCAACTTCGACGTCATGGCGCCGGGCCACGATTGGGCCAAAGTGTTTCTCCAGGTGATCGATGGCCAGCCGTGCACGCTTGGTGCAGTCGGCCACACTGTTGCGCCGGCCGATGATGTCAAGGCGGATGTTAAGTTCGATTTTCATGGTTTGCTCCTTAATAAATTTCTGCAATGAAGGCTTCGAGTTTGGCAATGCTTGCCTTGGTCAACTCGACTTGCCGGTCCCAGTAAGCAACGCAGCCCAGGTTGCTGTCGCGTCCCTGGTCGGTGGTGGACATCTCGGCCATCAGGGTGAAAGCCACCGCATTGCCGCGGCAGCGGTTGAGCTCATGGTGAGCCATCATGTGTTTGTTTTCCAGTTGGATCAGTGTCATGTGATTTGCTCCGTTGGTTGATGACAGCCCAATCATACATCAACACAAATCCACAACTCAATACCTTACCTGAGTGATTTGTGTGGGTATTCGTTCTTTCCCAGTGAAAACAGGCTTCACAGCTTGTTGCGGTTGTGTCATCATTGACAGATGAACAACACCGACACACCTGTAGATCTGGCCATTGCCCGCTTTGGCGGCGTGCGCAAGTTGGCCAGGGCGATCGGCCGCGACCCGGCCGCCATTTCTCGATGGAAAAAATCCGGCACTGTGCCCACCTCTGTGCAGCGCAAGATCCTTGAGGTGGCATGGGAGCGAGGTGTCGACATGACAGCTCATGACATGATCTTTGGGCGCGAGTCAAATGCTTGAATTTCAACTGCCATGGCCACCATCCAACCTGTCGCCCAACGCCAGGCTTCATTGGTCCAAACTGTACAAGGCCAAGCGCGAATACCGGCATGCCTGCTGGGGCACAGCCCTGGCCCAGACGCAGCAAGAGCTGATACCTGAAGGACCGTTGCACATCGAGCTGTACTTTGTTCCGCCAAACCGGCGCGAGCATGACCGAGACAACCTGGTCGCGCGCATGAAATCAGGCCTTGATGGCCTGGCCGATGCGCTTAAGATCAACGATAAAAGATTTACAACCCTGACTGCAAGCATGTCCATCGACTCCATTGGTGGCTTTGTACGCATTCGAATCAAGAAGGAAACCCCACCATGAACCTTGCAATACTTACCGGCAACCTGGGCCGAAATCCAGAGCTTCGATCTGTCAACGGCGATAACGTCCTTGGCTTCACCATTGGTGTGCAGACAGGAACTCGGGACAAGCCAGACACTATGTGGGTGAGCTGCTCGATCTGGGGCAAGCGCGCAACCTCATTGCAGCAATACTTGTTCAAAGGCTCCAGGGTTACCGTCAGCGGTCAGATCAAACTGGAGGAATACAAAGCCCAGGATGGCACACCAAAGACGCAGCTGCGCATGTCTGTTGACCAAGTCGATCTGCCACCAAAAGTTGATGGCCAAGCGGCGCCAACACAACAAACGCAACAATCGCAACGACCCGCACCAGCTGCAGCAGCAGGCGGCAGTGGCTTTGATGCCATAGACGACGATATTCCTTTTTAAGACCACAAAATGTTAAACACAAACGACGCATTCCGAATGATCCGCGGCTGGGCTGAGGCCCGCAACTTGATTCGCGGATCAAACCCTGACAAGCAGTTCACCAAACTGATCGAGGAAGTTGGCGAGCTTGCTGAAGGCATTGCAAAAAAACGCATCGACCTGGTCATGGATGGCATTGGCGATGCCATTGTGGTTCTTACCATCCTGGCCGCCCAACATGAGGTCAACATCGAGGACTGTATTGCCATGGCCTACGACGAAATAAAGGATCGCCGCGGCAAAATGATCGATGGTGTTTTTGTGAAAGACGCTGACCTTTAAAAAAGACTTGACACTCCATTGGGTTTTTGTTTTACAATAACTGAACCAAAACAAAATGGAGTTCCAATTGGCCTCACCTCGAATCGATGCCGCCCGCAATGGCGAACGAAAATACATCGGCAAACCTTGCAAGTCTTGCGGGCAAACTGATCGATATGTCATCAATGCAGCATGTGTTTATTGCACAAAAAAAGCCAGCAATAACAATGCATTGAAGGTCAAAGAAATGATTGAGCAGGCCAAGGCAGGTGCGTGATGCACTACTACCAGTTCAACATTGGTGACTACATCAAGCACACCATGCACTTGACTCCAGAAGAAGACCTGGCCTATCGCAGGCTCCTGGACATGTACTACGACACCGAGCAACCAATACCCACCGGAATCCCACTGGTTTCCCGTCGGTTACGCATGGCTTCAGAGATAGTCGAATCTGTTCTCAATGAGTTTTTTGAGTTGAGTCCAGAAGGGTATCGAAATTTGCGAGCTGATGCCGAGATTGCCGAGTATCACACGTTCTTGGAGAAGCAGAGGACCAACGGGAAGCTAGGCGGAAGGCCGAAGAAAACCCAAAGGAAACCCACCGCTAACCCAACGATAACCCAAACCGAACCCAAAAAAAGCCTAAACACTCCCAACAAACAAGAAACACTCCCAATAACTAAAGAAGAGAAAGAAACACCCGCGAAGTTTGGAAGAGTGGACAAACCTTTTGGAGTAAGTGGTCAAACTTGGGATGATTATTTGCAAACCCGAAAAGCAAAAAAGTCACCAATCACAGAGTCAGCACTGGCCGGCATTGAAAAAGAGGCACGCAAGGCCGGCTGGACGCTCGAGAAGGCCTTGATCGAGTGCTGTGCAAGGGGTTGGGCAGGGTTTAAGGCTGAATGGGTTTTAAAGGACCAACCCAAGAAGACCCAGCACCAACTCAACAACGAGGCCATGGCCAGGTCCATTGGACTAATACCGCACGAAGACAACTACCAAAGCAACGAAGGAATCATCTATGACGCAGAATCAATTACCCCGCGCCTGGG